GCACGTCAATGTTCTCAGAGCGCAAATCTAGGCCCCCTATGCTCCACCGTTTCGGTTCCGCGACAGGCATAGCCCTCTGGGCGAAAGCCATAATCGTCAGCTTCCTCGCCCTCTTCGCCCCCACCGGCCCCATGCTGGCCGCGGTGTTCGCCCTGGTATTCTCAGACCTGATTCTAGGGCTCCTGTGCGCCCACAAGATGAAGGAGCCAATCACCAGCAGCAGGCTGAAACAGACGGTATACAAGCTCTGCCTCTACGAAATTTCCATCATCCTCGCCTTCGTCTGCGAGACCTGGCTGACCGGAGCGCTCATCCCCATCACCAAGCTGGTCGCCGGCGCCATCGGCCTCGTCGAGATGCTCAGCATCCTGGAGAACCTCAACTGCCTCACAGGCACGAAGGTGTTCCAGCCCATCCTCGACCGCCTAGCCCCCCGGGGGCCTCCGGGAGTGCAGGGCTTCCCTGGACGAATGGGCCCTACTGGACCGCAGGGAGAGCAAGGCGACCCTGGAAAGCAGCGGACCCTGGCTGAGCTGGCGCCGGCGGTGCTGCAAATCATCAAGGACAACCCCCCTGTCGTGGCCACCGTGCAGGTCATGGCGCCACCGGGGGTGGTTGTCAAGACTGACCCGCCGAGCAAGTGAACTGGCTTGAGTATGCGCGCTCAGTGCGCGCCGAAATTGCAGCCAGGAAGCGCGCCCCCGCCGGTGACGCGCCCGCCGACGCGAGCTGGACCCAGCCTGTGGTAGTGGCGCCCCGTGTTCCGGTGGTCTCTCGCTGGAACCTGCGCGACCGCGTTCGAGCCATGCACCAGCGCCTCGGCATCCACAGCTACATGCAATGCCCAGGGACGAGATGTTCGGCCCGCCCTCGCCCTTTGTAGATAGGCGGAGGCAAATCCAGCCACGACCTTGAGGAGCATCCAATGGACAAGCGGTACTCGGTAGAGGAGCTGATTGCTCTGGCTGAAAAGCACGGCCTGTCAAAAATCCAGGTGGGCCCGATTGCCCTGGACTTCCTCCCCAAGCCCCCGGCGGCCGAGCAGCTGCTGTCCACCGACGCGCGCTCCGCCATCAAGCCGCCCACGCCAGAAGAGTTCCTCCTCTGGTCCGCCCCTGAGTTCAACTTCCCCATGCCAGAAGCCAACGACAGCCCGCCACCGGCAATGCAAGCAGCCGCTGACGCAGGAGTTGCCTAATGGCCGCGCAGTCAGACCAGAACTACAAGGCGCCACCGGGGACGTTCTCGAACCCCCTGCCGTCGACGCTGAAGAAGCAGCCTGACCCAGGCAAGAAGGACGAGCACGCTGACCTCAAGTGGTGGCTGTGCGAGAAGATGTCCGACGACATGAGCACCAAGATTGAGAACAGCCTGCACAACATTCGCATGTACCAGGTGGGGCGGTTCAACCAGATGGGGCTGTCGTCCAGGCTCTATGGCAACCGGGGGCTTCAGGCTTTGTTCAGCGCCGGCAAGGCCAGCTCCGCTATGCGCCTCGTCAAGCAGGGCTCTCTGCCGCCGGACAGGCTCCAGTTCAACCTCACTGCCTCCTGTGTCGATACCATCCACTCCAAGATGGTGAAGAACAAGCCGTCGCCGATGTTCCTCACCAGTGGCGGGACCTACAAAGAGCAGCGCAAGGCACGCCACCTCACACGTTTCAGCGAGGCGGTCTTCCACGAGGGCAAGGTTCACCAGAAGGGCGCCGAGTGCTTCCGCTTTGCTGAGATTCTCGGCGACGGCTTCATGCACGTCTACAAGGATCAGGACACCAAGCGCGTCGCCTTCGAGAACGTGCCGGCGTCAGAGGTGCTGGTTGACGAGATTGAGGCGGCCCATGGCTGCCCTCGCCAGATGCACCGCATCAAGAACGTGGACAGAGGCATGCTGATGGCGATGGAGTGCTTCTCGCCGGAGGCGGTGGAGAAGCTCCGCCAGGCTGACACCATCCTGGGCGACAGCGGGACGACTCCGCTGCAGGTGTCCGACACCATTGAGCTGCGCGAGAGCTGGCACCTTCCGTCAGGGCCCAAAGCCAAAGACGGCCTCCACGCCCTGAGCTGCAGCAGGGGCATCGTGTGGTCGGAAGAGTGGACAGACAGCTGGCTGCCGTTTGCGAAAATCGCCTGGTCGAAGCCCCTGCTGGGCTACTACGGCACCAGCGCGGCACAGCAGATTCAGGGCCAGCAGGTCGAGGTGAACAAGCTCCTCTGGCTGGAGTCGATGTCCATCCACATGATGGGGACGTTCAAGATTGCGGTGCCCATCGGCAGCAACATCGTGCCGGAGCACCTCACCAACGGCATCGGGACGCAAATCAGGTTCTCCGGCGACAAGGCCCCCCAGTACCTCACCCCGGAGGCCTTCCACGCTCAGGTGCCAGACCTCATCGTCGTCGTCAAGGCCTCCGCCTTCGAGCAGCTCGGCGTCAGTCAGCTGAGCGCGCAGTCGAAGAAGCCCGACGGCCTCGACTCTGGCTCCGCCATCCGCGAGTACAACTACATCGAGACGGACCGCTTCTACTCCAAGGGCGCCGACTACGAGCAGTTCTACATGGACATCGCCGACCTCGCCATCAAGGTCACGAAGAAGATTTACGAAGAGGAAGGCAGCTACACCGTCAAGCACTTCGGCAGCGAGGCCAGGTACATCAGCGAGATTGACTGGGGCGAGCTGGACATCGAGATTGAGAACTACGCCATCCAGTGCTTCCCTGTGTCGTCGCTGCCAGACGAGCCTTCAGGCAGGATGCAGAAGGTTCAGGAGTACGTGCAGGCGGGGTGGATGACGCCCAGCCGTGGCCGCCGGCTGCTCAACTACCCCGACACCGAGATGGATGAGGCGCGCGCCAACGCGCAGGAGGAGTACTTCTTCAAAATCTTCTCCGAGATGGTCGACGGAACCGCCCGTGACCCCATGGACGACTTCTCGCCGCCGGACCCACTCGACAACCTCGACCTGGGCAACGAAATGTGTCTCCAGGAGTACCAGCTGGCGAAGGCGGGCGGCCTCAAAGAGACGCGCCTCGACCTCCTCCGCACCTGGATGGAGCAAGTGGACGCGCTGAAGACAGCGGCTATGCCGCCCGCCCCCACCCCTGGCGCCCCCGGAGGCCAAGGCGGAGTGCCACAGGGCCAGGCCCAGCCCCCGCCGTCGTCTGATTTGATGCCCCAAGGCGGCTCAGCGCCGCCACCGGGGGGCCCGCCTGCGCCCCAGTGAAGCCACGAGCGAGGGCTTCAGGAGTCCTAGAACATGCCTGAGCCCGTAGCCGTCGCCCCAGTACCTGCTGCACCGCCCACGCCTCCAGCCCCCGCGGCACTGCCGCCCCAGGCACCGGCTCAGCGTAAGCCTCTTCCCATTGTGGACGTGGTTCAACGCGAGCGCGCCATTCAAGCTGACAAGGCCGCCTGGAAGGCTGACAGGACGCGACAGGACGCGGAGTTTGCCGCCAAGAGCAAGAGCCTGGATGACAGGCTACGGCGGGCTGAATCCGTTGAGGCGAGAATCGCCGCGGCGAAGAAGGCTCCGCTGGATGCGTTGAAGGCGCTGGACCTGACCTACGACGAGCTGGCGCAGGCGCAGTTGCAGGCAGGGAAGCCAGGGCCGGAGCTGTTGGTCAGGGCCGCCGAGGAGAAGGTCGAGGCGCTCCGCAAGGAGATAGCCGACAAGGAAGCGAAGGCCGAGGCGAAGGCTGCCGAGGCGGAGAAGGCTTCCGAGGCGCAGACGTTGAAGCAGTGGCACGCCAGTACGACGCGCCAGGTGCAGGCCTCGCCAGAGTTTGAGCTTGTCAACGCGTTGGGGTACTCGCGCGAGGTTGGCAAGATGATTGAAGAGCACTTCGAGGCCACCGGGAAAGAGGTGGGCTGGAAGTTCGCAGCTGCAGAGCTGGAGAAGCACCTGCAGGAAGGGAAGGTTCCTGAGGTGGCCACCACCATCAAGAACTTCACCGAGACAAAGTGGTTCAAGAGCAAGTACCGCCTCATCGACGCGCCCGCCGAAGCAAAGGCCGCGCCGCCCCGTCGTGCCGCTGAAAAGAGCCCTCTGGAAGTGACCGAGATACCGGACCAAATCCGCCGCCCCAGCGCACCGACCATCACCAATCGGATGACGCCGTCGGCTTCCTCGATAGCGAAGACGCCGGCGGGCCAAACCCGCCAGCAGCTCCGCGAAAAGGCGCTGGCAGCTCTCAACGCCTGACACTTCTTCCGCAGTAAAGGACTCACCCCATGACTCTACCAGCCCAGGAAATTGGCTACGCCAGCTACCAGGTCGCGTTGAAGGTTCTGTACCTCAACGACGTGACCATTCAAGACCTCGTCAACGACGACAACCCCCTGCTCGCGATGTTCAGCAAGGACACGAACTTCGTGGCCGACACCCTCCCGCAGCCTGTCATCAACGCCTACGGCCAGGGCAACAGCTCGCTGTTCGCCTCTGCGCTGCAGAACCAGAATGCAGGCAGCATCAAGAAGTTCGTCTTCACTCGCTTCCCCATCTACGGCCTCGCCACAATCGACCGCCAGACGATGCTCGCCTCGAAGGGCGACAAGGGCGCGTTCCTCCCGGCGGCTGAGTTTGCCATCGACGGCGCGTTCACGGGGCTTGCGAACCAGATGAGCCAGGCGCTGTACGGCAACGGCACGGGCGTCACTGCTCAGGCCAGCGGCACCATCGTCGCCGGCATCATCAACCTGGTGCTCCTCGACTCCGCGGTGAACTTCGAGGTCGGCATGATTCTCGATGCCACGACCACGAACAACAGCGCGTCGTTGACCAACCAGGTCGCCGGCATCGCCAACATCCTCGTCGTGGACCGCAACTTCGGCATCCTGACCGTGGCAGTCGCCACTGTGTCCGGCACCGGCGTTGTGTACGGCAGCACCCCAGGCACCCCGGCGGCATGGTCCGCGTCGGGCCTGTACATCGCCCAAGACGGAAACCTGAATGCACAGCCCCCGGGGCTGGCAGGATGGCTCCCGTTCGTGCAGCCCATCACCGGAGACAACTTCTACGGTGTGGACCGCTCAGTCGACCCCGACCGCCTTGCCGGTACCCGCTATGACGGAACCAGCGAGAACGTGGAAGAGGCGGTGCTGTCTGCCTCCGCGAAGCTGAGCAAGCTGTCGAAGGCCAAGCCGGACGCGCTGTTCGTCTCGCCGACCATCTACAACCAGTTCGAGAAGTCCCTCCAGGGCCGAGCCATCTACGTCGAGCACAAGGAAGGGAACATCGGCTTCACCGGCATCAAGGTGATGGCAGTCAAGGGTCCGGTCACTGTGTTCCAAGACCGCAGCAACACGACCAACTTCGGCTACCTGCTCACCATGAAGCACTGGAAAATCCGCAGCCTGATGGCCTGCCCGCACATCGTGCAGGATGACATCACTGGCAACATCCTCCGCGTCTCCGATGCGGACGCCTTCCAGGTCCGCCTGGCCGGCTACTGGATGCTGGGCTGCGAGGCGCCTAGCGCCAACGCGGTCATCCAGTTCCAGAACGTCTAGTTCTGGTGATGGCGGGCTGAGGTCGAGCCAGGGGGTCAAACCCCACGCCGTCTTGTAGATACCGGAGGCCTTTTGCCCCCGGCGGCGGGCTGAAGTCGAGCCAGGGGGTCAAACTCCCACGCCGTCTTGTAGTACCGGAGGCCTTTTGCCCCCGGCATGGAAAGCGGCCCCTGGAAACTTGGGCCGCCGACTTCGGGTGCCTCCGCACCAAGGGTGAAACATCATGGCCAACCGTTCCTTCCAATTGCAGGTCAACAACCTCGTCGAGCGCCTGACCGCGCTGCAGCTCCGCGTCGTGTTCAACGGCGCATCCCCGCCCACTCTTCTCCAGGGCAACGGCTTCGGCACCTATCCGGCGGCCTCCGGGGGCTTCGTGCAGGTCGCCTCGCTGGTCCGCCAGACGACCGGCGTGTACCTGCTCCAGCTCTCTGACGCGTTCAACAACCTCCAGTCGTTCGACTGCGGATTCAGCCCGGCAATGACCACGTCAGTGGCCGACGGCTCCTACGTCGTGAACACGCCGTACGTCATCCAGGCGGTGGGCAACATCACCGACCTCATCACCTCCACCGCGCCGACAGGCCTCATCTCGCTGACCCTCAACAGCGTCGCCCTGACCTTCACGGCACCGGCGGGCTTCACGGCTCTGCAGGTGGACACCGCCATGCAGCTGATGGTGACGAACAACGTCGCTGGTCTTCTGGCCTTCAACGTGACGAACTTCAGCGCCTTGCAGATGCCTGTCGGCTCGCCTGCGACTGCGGCACTGTTCTCGGCCATCATCGTCGGCGGCGGCACCGGATTGCTTATCGGCACCCTGTCCAGCAGGCCTCCGCAGCGCTACACAGTCACTTCCAGCGCCGGCGGCGGGACGTTCTCGTCCGCCTTCGGCTTCGTCCCAGCGACCTCCTGGGTGCTGGCGGGGCTCTCCCCCAACATCACCGCGGCGACGGGCATCCCCTTCATCGCCGCCAACGTCGGCACCGCCGGCACCGGCGCCACCGTCTTCGGGAGCATTGCAGCCCCGGCGGCCTGGCGCATGGAAATCGTCGACCCAGTGTCGCCTGGGCCGGCGTCAATCGTCCTGCCGCAGCTGTCCCCCTCCCTCTCCGTCGCCAACGGCGGGCAGCTTATCTGCCTATTCCGTGGCGCCGCCTCGGCTCTGGTCGACCCCGACGCCGGCAGCGTGGCGCGCATCCAGCTCTGGCTGCGCAACAGCACCGTGAAAGGCAAGGGCGAGTAACCATGAGCTTCGCACACCTGCTCAAGAAGTCAAGCGACGCCGGAAAGTATTCGCCTCCGGGACACGAAGCGGAGAAGGAAGGCGACACGTCGATGGAGCGCTACAAGGGCGACGACGACGTGAAGGCGGGGAAGCACCAGGCCGCCAGCGCCATGATTGCAGCTATGAAGGAGGGAGACCACGAAGCCCTCTCCGGCAGCCTCGAAGACTGGCACGAGCTTCATGCAGGCGCCGGCGCCGAGGCGGCCAAGTACCCCGACGACACGAGGTCATCGAAGGACGAGAGCAAGTACTCAGACGCTCGCGACCACGACGACAAGTAGGAGCACACATGGGCTGTCACGACTGGTCTCTGAACTGCTTTGGTTTCGACTTTGTCCTCTTCTTTTTCGCTGGAGTCGCCTGGACCTGTGGAGCCTGGCTCGTCGGCAAAATCCTTCACTGACAGCCCCCCGGAGGCCTGATGGCATCTCTCAACGCGGTCACCCTCCAGCAGCTGATAACCAACGCGCAGTCGCTGTCAGACATGCTCAACAGCAACTTCGTCTCGCAGGCGGAGTGGATTGTTTGGGCCAATAAAGGGTACAGCAAACTGTACGACCTGCTCATCAGCTGCTACGGCGTCAACTGGAAGTTCGCGCAGCCGATTCAGTTCCTGACGTCGCCTGGGCAGATGTTCTACCAGCTCCCCGACGGCGTCTCGTTGTACTACTACACGCCAGGCCTTGACGGCACGCCAGTCAACGCCAACTTCCTGGCCCCTGCCTTCTACAAGCTGTGCGGCGCCGACATTGCCTACAGCGGGGGGCTCGGCGTCGACCCCAACCAGTTCATCACGATGTATCCCTTCCAGTTTGGGGACCGCAATCGCTCCAACGGAGTGCTAGGCGTTGCCAGCCGCGGCATCACGCGTGGCAACGACTACCGCTACCGGCTGCAGGGGCAGAGCACCTTCTGGCTGACACCGAAAGTCAACCAGTCCTTCGTAGTGCAGGTCTGGTACGCGCCGAGGCTGGTGCCACTGGTGGCTCTCACCGACGTCGTTGAGGGCGTCTCGGGCTGGGAGGAGATAATCGAGCTGGACATGGCCATCAAGGCCCTGGTGAAGGAAGAGAGCGACCCGTCGGCGCTGATTGCGGCCCGCAACGAGACAGTACAGAGGGTCGTCAATCTTGCAGCCACCGTGGATGTAGGGGCTCCAGAGAGCGTCCGCGACGTGTACGGACCGATGTCGGGCAACTCTTCCGGCGGCATGGGCGGGGACTTCGGAATGGGGATGTTTGGAATCTATGGCTAGACCATCGAAATTCTCGAAGCTGCAGGCGACCGACCCGGTGCTGAACCGAGTGCAGGACAACCTTGAGCGCGCAACCAACCCGACGCTGAAGTCCACCGTCGTCAACGGCACCCTACTGACAGGCATTCAGCTAACCACCACGAGCACTGCGGTACCCCATAAGCTGGGGCGCGTCTACCGAGGCTGGCACCTGGCAGACCAGCCCGCCACCGGGGTGACTGTTCACCGCAGCGACCCCGCCACAACCGACGTCCCGCCAAAGTACCCGGCAGTGAATCCAGCGCAGGTCATCAACCTGGCCGCAAGCGCTCCAACAGTCGTCAGTCTCTGGGTGTTCTAGATGGCCTCCTACTACTACACCGAGCGCACCTACAGCACCAACGTCGGCACCCAACAGGTGATGACGGACATGCTGACCGACCTGCTGACGAACAGCGGGATGGG